AGACGGCGAAGGTTCGGGTGGGGACAGCTCTGGTGGGGATAATGGTGGCGGGTCTATTGACGATGTAGCTGAAGGCCGAAGTTGCTTCATCAACACTTGTGTTGAAAACTAAGCCTAATATATAAACCCCTGAAATCGAAATTAATGTGCCCGCATATTTGCTAGGTTGGTGGTGACTTCTGTTTTTGGGAACTAAAAAACACCCCAGACCTCGACCAGGCTCTAGGGGTTCAATATCAGGGGACTACAAAACTAACTGACTATGGTATTAATTAGAATTAAAAGCCAAAAAGCTCCTACAAAACCAGCACCCCAAAAGAATCCTGGAAAAAAGTGGTTAAGAATAAGATCTTCAAAATACTTACGATTCATTTTTGTGGATCTTTTCATTAGCTGTTTTTAATATAGCGCGGGCTGCATTTTGATAAGAAACAACCTCATTACATGGCTTTACACCAAACAATCGACCTAAGGCGCGTAGAAAATACCCACCAGCATCTTCATAGACACTTTGTCCGGTATGGAATTCAGCATTAAAGGCATTAATTTCATCCCATCCCATACGGTCTATAGCTCGTTCACAGGCTTTTGATTCAGCTTCTTCAATAGATTCTGCAATTTTTACAGCAATATATTTATTTGATCCTTGCCAAAAATCAAGAAATTCGGCCCATTCATCCGCTCCCGAAGGCTTTTCTTTAACTATCATTTTTTAACAGCCCTATCATACATATAAAGAAAATCTGGACAATTCCCTTCATCATCAAATTTAAAATCCATATAACTTTGGTTTTTGAATTTTGGTGTTGCCATGGCTCTATAACACCTTCCAAATCTAGGACATTTTTTATTTAGGCACATTGATATATCAGGCATTGTTTTTTCCAAAAATTAATTTTTATATATTACCAATAATTTTAATAATGTACAATAGGTACATTATTGTACAATGGGCATTCAAATGGAATTGTTAGAATTATTAGAAATATGGAAGGCTCGTGCTTTAGCCGCTGAAAAGGTGGTTGCTATAGCTCGGGATGTTGACATTTCTTATGATTATACTGAGGGGATAGAATTTCCAATTAGTGTTGCAAATCTTCAAGAATCTATAGTTGTTTATGATGAGGAAAGAAAAAATGCCAATAACTCGTGAATATTATTCTTTAAGGGGTTTTTGTGATAATGTGGATGACCATTGGGTCGCAATCAAACAATCAACTTCCATGGTAAAATATAATGGACACATAGCTGAAACCGAATTTACTGGTCGTAATAGGAATGAAGCCTTACATAATGCCAAACTTGCAAAATGGATATTTACTCTTTCCGGAGAAGTATATTGCCCTTACTGCGTAGAGAATTCCAAATTTTAATGAAGTAATTTGTTTTTATCTGGGCTAATTTCATTATCATCTTCTACAGTGGCATCTATAAGGTCACCCATAAAAATAAAATCTTGAAAATTACGGATGGAATATAAAGTTCGTAATTTATATGACGCTAGTTCTATTTTTGATGTTTCGTCTTCTTTCATACCATCATAATTATTTTCATAGCATAAAAGATGGGTAGTCAATAAAACCATTAAGCTTTCTTCAACAGTGGAATCATTATCGGTTACTTTAATTATTTCATGCATATATTTATTAATGTTTTCACAAAAAGCTTCAACTCGATTTTCATTACTAAGGTACTCTAAAAAATTTTCAGGTAGCACCCCTTGGATTCTTTCCCATTCAAACCAATTATCCTTTTTCTTTTCAGTCATCTGTTATTTCCTCATCCGATAATACTAATCTTTCCAGTGTAGGAACCATTCTATGGAAAAAGTCGGTTTTTAAATATAACCCTATTTGTTTTTCTGAAAAACCATGTTCTATAAATACATTATACATAATATATTGGTTAAAAAAAGACTTAGGTATCCTTCCAATTCTTTTATGAGTTAGTTTAGCTTGCTTCATAGCAAGTCTACACATCGGGTAGATTGTTTTATTTAGGTGAGCCTGTTTTATAACTTTACGTCTTTTCTTTTCAAGTCTTTTTCTTTTACTCACTAGGAATCTCAATTCCATCAACTATATTTTTATAATGTTGAAGGAGCCCTGAGTAAGCTTCTCTAACTAAGGATGCTTCCCTTTTTTTATCATCCTTCATGAATCCTGCAAACACTGATAAAAAATTCATTGATGCTATTACTTGCATCATGACCATAAGGTCAACTTGTGATAAACCTTTAGTCTTAGTACCATCAATTGTTATGGCAAATTCTTTCAAATTTTCCATAAAAGTATCTTTTAAATTTTCTTCCTCTAAGTATGATACATAATCAGGGCTTAAAAGAACTTCTAAGTTTTCCCAAGTTAAATTATTGTTGGTTTTGTCCATCGTTTCGTCCTTCTATCAAAAGTTATATCAGGTCTTTGGGCCATATAATTATATCGAATAGCTTTATGGACCATTCTTGATGTAACCATATATTCCATAGCTACTTGTGTGCGGAGTATTTTAGCTATTTGTCGTGAATTTACAGATCCAAAGCGTCTTGTAAATGTTTCATCAATTCTTATGTATGCTGAATAAAGCATCCAATAATTTGGCCAAATAACTGAAAAAGACTCTTTTTTCATTGGATTTTACCAATTACCATCCCTTGCTCCAGCAGTGCCAAAGGTACAAGGGCCACAAAGCCCCGTTAAAGGCACGACAGGGGCATCCCCACAATTCTCGCACTCACTACCCCAATCAGGTACCACATCGGGGTCTGGGGGCGGGCTAGGGGCCGTTTCAACCCCTTCTACGTGCCTTGTCGCCACTTGATGTTGTATCAAATGGGCATTTCTTCTGAATTCCTTACCACAAGTAGGACATTTCATTGTTTTTGCCATTGAATTCCCCCTAAAACCAAAGATCTATTTCTTTCGAATGCCTCGGCCTATTATATTTATAGAATATGTTTTGAAATATTTTTAATTGACCTGGATCTAAGAAACCTGTTTTCTCCCAACAATTCCAGTATTCTTGGAAGTACCTTTGGTCATTTAATTGTAGTCTTGGTTTTTGGTCCCATAAAATAACCATTTTCCGATCAATTTCTGATCTTGCTACACTTTTCCTAACTACAAAAGTTGATTCCATTAATTTATCAAAAGTAATACCAGCTTTGTTAAGCTCTTCCATGATTTGATCTAGCTGTTTTACTTTTTGTTTTTTGGGAGCATCTTCATCATAAAGTCTTTGAATTCTTGCAGCCTTTTTGATAAGTTTTTTAATATTTAATAAACGATCCTTCTCCTCTTTATTAAGAAATCCCATTATTTGAAATCCTTTTTAAATGGTCACCATCACAAAAAACCAAGCCGGGTTTGGTATACCTACCACAGCTCATACATCTGAATTGATGTGGCTCTTGGTCATGCTCTGCTGCCTTATAAATTAACCATGTAATGAAAGCTTGCACAGGTAAGTTCATAAACTCGGATTGAGTCACCCCAAGCTTTCCAAGGTCATTTATGAAGTCCTCAAGCAGGTCACTGCCTTTCACAAATTTATTAAAGTCCCTGTGTCGGTCAGCCTTGTATGTGATTTTTGCGTCTTTGTCTTCAATTTTGTAATTACCTTTTTCAAATACCATTAAGGCCCCATCTGGAAGCTCAACTTTTCCACTAAACGCGCTGCTTATTTTTAAAGTATCACCAAATTGATTTATAGATATGCCAGCAGGTAATATGCTTTCCATTCTGGCAGGAGTAGTGACCATTCCTGAATGATCCATTACATGTATGGAAGTACCAAGGTCAGAAGATAATCTTACATAACTGTTTGAGGTTGTGGCTGTAGTAGAGTCAGTCGAATAGTTATTGCTCCAAACATGGGTACTAGCTGATGAAGACTCCCCAAATGCTGCCATTACTGCATGTTCCTTTCTATCTCGAACACGTATAGTCCCTCCACCACCTTGTTTAAAGAACTGTTGAAAAATGTTTTTTTCATGTTCCCATAACATTTTTTTAACTGTTTCAGTAAACCAATCTGGAAACAGGTGTCTTGGCATGTCAGCCATTAGAAATCAGACCTGTTTAACCATCTATCTCTTATAAAATGGCTGGCAGTGCTGGATTCCATAGGCTGTGAATCATGCTTCCAAACACTACGTTTTTCAACTTCAATACGGGGCATGTTATTACGTGAACTCCATCTATCCCCGGTTACAGTACCTTTTTCAATGACTCTACAATGTTCATGAGCACACCAAGGGCATTCAACTATGTGATTTCCATCAAGTGAGAAATCAAGTTTGGCAATGAAGTTTTTATAGCAATTCGTACAGTTCATATCTGTACGAACAGCTCCTTTATTTGTAACGAGCTCTTTAGCCATATTTACCTACCCAAAGGAAGGTTATTAATGGCTGTTTGTATTTTATTCATAAGGCTTGAAAGTTCTTCACGTGCAGAAAGTACTCCACCTTTAAGGCCTCGGTGTTGGGCTACCTTTTCAGCAGCATTTAATAAACCCTCAGCAGAGGCAAAGCGGCTACCTGAATTAAAGTTTTCCATGACCTTATCCCAAGGAAAAGGTGTCTTATCGTGGTGTGTCCAGTCATTTTTAGAGAATTCAGTTTCGAACCCGTCTTTTGGCATTGCATCACGGTATTCAACAACCGGATCTTTTGATACATCAAAAATGGAGAAAACAACTTGGTTGCCTTCAACTGCCTCAACAAGGATTAGGGACCCATCATCAGATTCAGCCCAACACCCCATAGCTAATTCATCATTATTAGCTGGATTGGATCCAGGTACATCTTTTGTGCTCATTTTTTACTTTCCCCTGTTATTGTGCAATCAAGTTCCATTTCAATTATGCGTCCTTTCCACCCAACAATTACGACATCTTTATCTAGTATTTCCACCCTTACTGGATGAACTACTTTGGAAACTACGTCTTCAATTTTTATGGGTTTACCTAAGCGCTCAATGGTTAGGTTTTTATCGAACCAACGAAATAGATCTACATTTTTTATTTTTGAATTTTCTGTAGCCATATGACAACCCCAATTATTAAATTAGGGTTATTATAAAAATTAGGGTTAAACCCTGCAACAGTTCTTTTAATTAAAGACGCTGTTAATTTTATGACTTTTTAACCAGAACATTTCCCAACTTTCTCCATCATCAGTAGGAGAATGCCAATGGTACCCTTTATGTCCTTTATCCTTTTTACATTGTATGCAATATGAATAAGAATTGAAATCTTTAGTAACTACAATTTCTTCAGGGCATTGTGTCATAATTATCCCAATTCAGGTTAAGCTTCCCTTTGGGCAACCTCCCAAATTTCTTTCATAGCCCCCCTTGATAAACTAGATGCTTCGTTATCCTCACCCCAACGTTTTTCAAATGTTTGTGCTATTTCTAAATATTTAAGTAAGGCGGGGACAAACCTTTTTGTTGGATCATCATCTGACATCCTATCTATCTTTGCAATAAGTGCCGATAGTTTTTTTTCTTTGTATATATGAAATAGGTAACCGGGGTCTATGTTTTGCATTAGAATAATTCTCCTATCAAAACAGCGTATGCTACTTTGTACCTAGATTAAAAGCCTTTTAAAGATTTTTGCACTTTTGTTTTTTTTTGTGTTAGGTTTAAGTACTAGCCGGGTACAGCCAGATCCACGACCATACTGGGGTGAATTTAGATGAATTTTAAAAATAAGAGGCATGTCATGATTCTAGTCTAGTGTCATGACACTTAGGTTATGGCACTCAGCCGTTAGGAGAGTGTTATGCCTGAACACAGGAAAGGTAAAAGCGGCAACAAGAAGCACGGACGCAGTGCTAAATGGTGCCAAGCATATCGTTCAAGGGGCCAAAGGGAAAAGAATAAGGCAAAACGTCTTGTTCGCCATTTGGAAAAATACCCGAATGATATTAAAGCAGGGGAGGCGCGCAAGCGCCTCCCTTAACTTCTTTTTTGAGTGAGTATAATTCTGTTCTCACGTTTATAATTTTCCAATCTTTTTTAATTTTTCTTCTAAGATCAAAAATAAGCCTATGTATACCCATTTTAGCGTTTAAAGGACCCCCTTCAGGATCATCCCCATAAAGGACTTCTACTATCCTTTCCATTGAAACAGTTTCCCAAGTAATCAATTCACGAAGAAATATCATTTCATTTTTTCTTAAATGATTACGACAAACCTCTTTTAATAACATACCCTAATCTACCACAAATGCTTATTAAGATGATAAGCGTACTTTTAAATGAAGATTTAACCAAGAGTTAATTCAAAATGGCTAAGAAAGATCCTCCCAAAGAATTATTAGCCCATCATCGTTGTAAACAGTGTGGTCTTGAAACCAAAAGAAAGCCGGGACCCCATCCAGATTGTTTAAGGTGTGGAAGTGTTTATTTTGATTGGCTTAACTATAATGAATTTAAATTATCCTAAAATTATAGATTCAAAAATTATTAAGATTTGACATTTTTTGTTCATTCCGCTATTGAATACATCCAATGGAGTGTTTAACGGAAAAACCGACTCTGGATTTGACTTTGAACAGTCGTTCCAGATTTTCTTTTAACATAAGGTTTTAAAATGTTTAAAAAACAAATTGAAGATCAAAACCTTCGGATCATGTCTGAAGAGGCTTTTAAGCATGATTTGTCTGAGGGCAGCCTCAATTTAGAAAGCCCCGGCATTACACTCCGTAAACAATATATTTGTGATAATATTAAAACGGTTGATTTAAAACGTCGTCGTATTGATTTTACCATTTCCACTACTTCTGTTGACCGTATGGGTGATACCATTAGTGTTGATGGTTGGAACCTTAAGAATTTTCGTAACAACCCTGTAGTGCTTTTCGCACATAACAGTCGTCAACCCCCTATAGGTAAGGCGCTGTCAGTTAAGAAATCTGATGGTAAGCTTGTAGCTCGTGCAGAGTTCATGGATAAAGAGATGAACGAATTTGCCTTTTCCATCTTTCAGATGTTTGAAAAAGGCTTTATGCGAGCAACTAGTGTTGGCTTTAGACCTATACAGATGGCTTTTTCTGAGGATGAGAAACGTAAAGGTGAGTTTTTCATGCCCATTGATTTTGAAAAACAGGAATTGCTTGAATTTAGTGCTGTGCCTGTGCCAGCAAACCCAGACGCTTTAATGGATGCAAAGGATTTTGGAATTGATCTTGCTCCTTTGAATAAGTGGGCTCATGAGGTTTTGGATAATTGGAGTGAAGATTCAATTGAACAGTTTAGCAAGAAATCCCTAGAGGACCTTGAAGCTGTGACATCTGAAAGTAAGCCCAAACACTATCGCCTTACCGGTGATAAACAGTTAACCCTTCTTGAAAAGAATTTAGAACGCCAGAAATCTCAGGAAGAAGAGGAAACCCCAACTAAGGAATCCATTATGCCTGATGATGATTTTGGCTTTGATGATGAAGCTGCTGCTGATAGCATCCATGAAAAGGATGAGGAATATAATGAAACAGGTGGCATAGAAAATGAAACCATCAAAGATATCATTGATGCTGCTTCCAAAGCCGCTCTTGAATCTGTAAAAGAGGTTCTAGAATCGGCTAAAGATATTGAAGGTGTTGAATCAATTGAGATTTCCCCCATGGAAATTTCAGTGAAAGAGGTTATTGAGGATTCTGATGAAGAAATCCTGGTTAAAGATACCTTTGAAGATGCTGTTCGTTTAACCATTGAATCCCTAGATGATTTTTCAGATAACGTAAAAGAACTTAAAGCATTGGCTTCAACCCGGCATGGAAATCGTTTGGTTAAGAATTTTGCTGAATCATTAGCAGAATTTGCTGAAACACTTTACGAAGATGTTTTGGAAATAAAGCTTGCTCCTGAAGAAGAGGAAAAAGCTGAAGTAATCGAGGAGCAGGAGGAAACTTCTGCTAAAGAGACCTTTGTCGAAGAAAAGGCAGATGGTGAACCTATGATTGAAGTCACCCCAGATCTTGTTAAGAATGTTCTTAAAGAACTTCTTCCTGAGATTGTTAAAGGGACCATGGAAGAAAGCCTCAATCGTATGAAAGGCAAAGTTGACTAATTTTTTCTGTAACTGATACAAATCGAAAGGGGTACATCATGCCCGAAGATAACGACAAGGGTCTTCAGATGACCAAAGAAGATCTGCAAAGCCTCGTTAAGGATGTTACTAAAGAGGTTGTTGCGGATGCCGTGAAGGAAGCTGTACAGCCCCTTCATGATCAATCAACTGATTTTATGGCTGATCTCATCACTCAGCGTAAATCGAACTTGGAAATTGCCCCCCATCAAAAGGGTATTGGTGCTGCTCGTTTCGTTCGTGCGATGGCTTTTGGCCATGGTGATATGGAACGCGCAAAGCATTTTGCACAAAAGGCTTGGGATGACCCCCTTGGTGATAACGTGCAGAAAGCCTTGATGGCTGGTGATTTGACGGCTGGTGGTGCTTTGGTACCCCCGGAGTTCGCTAATGAGATTATCGAATTGCTTCGGGAGCGTAGTGTTATCCGCGCTGCTGGTGCCCGTGTGTTGCCCATGAACAATGGTACTTTGACGATCCGTAAACAGACGGGAACGTCAACGACCACGTATGTTGGTGAAAGCACTAATATTGCTTCTACCGAACCTACGGTGGGCCAGATCGTTATGACCAGCAAGAAACTTGCTGCTGTTGTTCCGATTTCAAATGACCTTCTAACGTTTGCCCCCGGTGATACGGCGGATGCATTTGTTCGTGATGACCTTGTCATGTCAATTGCTACCCGTGAAGACCAGGCCTTCATTCGTGATGATGGTACGGAAGACAAACCCAAGGGTATGCGCTTCTGGGCATTGGGTGCCAATATTCTAACTACTGCGGGCGCAACTGCGGCCAATGTGGAAACGGATATTAAAGCCATGTTGAACCAGCTTGAAAATGCGGATGTCCGCATGATCAGCCCGGTATTCTTCATGTCACCGAGAGCCAGGAACCACGTTGTTATGCTTCGTGAAACTGCTGGTGGTAATTTGGTTTTCCCTGACATTCGGAATTCACCACCTACCTTGCTTGGTATCCCGGTGTTTACCACCAACAACATCCCGAACAATCTTGGTGCGGGAACTGAAACCGAAGTTTACCTCGTTGATATGGCTGATGCCATTATTGGCGAATCCTCTGGCCTTGAGATTGCCGTTGACTCATCCGCGAGTTACATTGATAGCGGTTCTCTTGTTTCGGCCTTCACGCGGGATGAGACACTTATCCGTGCCATCAGCCGCCATGACTTTGCAGTCCGCCACGAAGAGTCAGTCGCCGTTATGACTGCTGTTACGTGGGGCGCGTAAGTCATATAAGTAACGCTTAATATAGCGGAAAGGATGGACGATCATGACTAATATGGCTTTTCAACGAGATGTTGGGTCTTTGCTTGTAGCAAAGTCAGCACTCAACCCCGTCACCGTGACGGCTGCTACGACTGCTGATGGTCAGGAGATCAATGGTACGCACATTGATCGACAGGCTTTCACTCATGACATGCCTTTGTCATGCAAAGTAATAGCTGAACATTATGGTTCTTTGGCGGCTGCTAAAACCGCCACTTTGGCCTTCAATCTTCAGCATGCCGATAGTACGACCGGTGCGTGGACGGACTATAATGACAGAGACGGCACTACCGTAGCCACTGTCACACAGGCTGCAACCACTGCTTCTCAGACATTTAATAATGTCACGGTTGCTGATTATAGCCTTGGGGCTGCGAAGCGCTGGATCCGGGTACAGGTTACCCCGACCCTCTCTGCCACGGCCACTGATACGCTTGATTACGGCGGAGTGGTGGTGTTCGGTGGGTATAACGTAGACCCGGCTGCATAAGGCTTGCTTGCCTGAGTTATGCTTTAAAAAACGAGTGCGGGGGTGTAAAATCCTCCGCACCCTTTTAAAATTTGCTATAAAGGAAAAACCTGATGGCAATAGTAGAATTAAAGAAAAAAGTCTGTATCCTCGGCACTGCCTCAAGCAGTGTAAATGAAGCCCCCCTAGATGATGATAGTTTTGAATTTTGGGCTTTAGCTTGGCGTAAAGATCTTCAAAAATATACACGTTTATTTGATTTACATCCTTTCACTGATGAAAGGTTTGCAAGGAAAAAGATTCCCCCGGATTATATTAATCATCTTTCATCTTTAAACTGCCCCATTTACCTTCAAAAAACCCACCCTGAAATTCCAAGTTCTATCCCATACCCTTTAAATCAGGTAATAGAGACTTTTGGTCCTAAATTGGATTTATATTCTAGTGGTATATATTTTGCCTCTAGTGTCGCATATATGATCTGTTTGGCCCTCCTGGAAAAATTTGAAGAGATTCATTTCTATGGAGTGGACCTTATTGATGGTGGCGAGTATGCTTACCAAAGACCCAACACTGAATATTACATAGGGCTTGCAAGGGGTTTGGGTGTAAAAATCTTTATCCCTGAAAAATCAGCTTTGTGCAAGTTTTCACATGTTTATGGATATGAACAGAAACCCGATGTTGGTCTTATCAATAGTGGTATGCTTGCAGAAAGATTAGTCTCATACCAAGATAAAATGGATACTGCTATGAAGGCTTGGTATGCTGCTGATGGTGCTAGACAAGAAGCTGAGCAACTATCAAAAATGTTACAGCACCATGAGAGGGGCTCTTTAACAGAAGACCCTAAAAAACCTGATCCTGAATCACTTCCTGTAGCTGTGGAGATTAAACATGACTGATTTACGTATTATAAGATTTTGCCGCCCCCAAGGACGTTATAATTCTGGAGAATCTGCTGGTTTTTCAGAAAAAATAGCTAGTCGTTTTGTTAATGCTGGGATTGCTAATTATATAGATCTTCCAGAAGTTGCCCCTGCCCCTGAACCTGCTCCTGTTGAAGAAACAGTCGAGGAAATCCCTGAAGAAGTGGCTGAAGATGAAACCACACCTGAAGTTAATGACGACGATGACGACAACGATGACGATGACGATGAAGAGGATGATGGGGAATCCGTTGAACATCGTGGTGGTGGTGATTGGTACATCATGAAAAACGGAAAAGAAATTGGTGGCCCTTATAAAAAACGTCAGCTTCGAGAAATGGGCTGGGAATTTTAATGGCTAAAAAACCTAAGAAAAAGAAACCTTTGAAGCCTAGTAAGACAAAGGAATTCAGGGAGCTTAGGAAACGTCGAAATCTGATTGAAGTTGATCGTCAAATTCGATCAGATAGAGACATAACTTATGTGGAAAAATGAATAATATAACTGATCAAGAAAAAAGTAAGTATGAAGAGATTTGGGCTCTTCCTGAATATGCCGATCAATCTCCCGGTGAAAATTTAGTACACCACTTTGGTAAAATATCGGGGTGTAGGTCTGGTGAATCAATCATAGACCTTGGGTGCGGCTCCGCTAAAGGCTCACTTGTTCTTGAACAGGAATATGGCTTGCGGGTTACCATGTTTGATATTACTCCCGCTGGTATTGACCCAAGAGCCAGTTATATACCCTTTATTCAAGGCTGTCTCTGGCGAGAACTGCCCGGCACGTATAAATACGGGTATTGCTGCGATGTCATGGAGCATCTGCCTGAGCAGTTTGTTATGGTAGCCATCCAAAACATGCTCAAGGCATGTGATCACGTATATCTCAACATTGCAAATTTTGATGATGTATTTGGTGAACAAATTGGTCAACCACTTCATTTGACAGTTAAGCCCTTTGTTTGGTGGAGGGATAACCTTAAAGAAATATCACAGGTTTTGGATGCTAGGGATTTTTTAGCTTCTTCACTTTTCTATATAAAGGCATTAGATAGTGATGCATAAACCCGGAATGCTTCAAATAATTGAAAAAGATGATCCTGAGAATCATCCTTTAAATACCTCATTTGAAATTATAGAAGAGCAAATGAAATCTTCTATAAGGCGTCAGCTACCTCAAGTCCGCCCATATGATGTGAATAATGAGACTGTGGCTATTGTAGCTGGTGGTCCATCAACAGAACAATGCATCGATGAAATACGAGATCTTTATTTCAAAGGGGTAAAAATTGTAACAGTAAATAATTCATATTCTTGGTGCCTTAAAAATAATTTCCGTCCATCCGTTGCCGTAGTGGTGGATGCTCAAGAACACAATGCAAAATTTTTAAATGAGCCTGCTCCAGATTGTAAATATTTTTTAGCTTCTCAATGTCATCCAACCACTTTTGATACAGTAGAAGGAAGAGAAGCTTATATTTTTCATTGCATTAATACGGAAGATGAAATAAAAATACTTGATGAATATTTCTTAGGTAATTGGTTTCAAGTTAAAGGTGGCTCGACTGTCACCTTAAGAACCATTATGCTTATGCGTATGTTAGGGTTCGAAAAATTCCATGTATTTGGATTTGATTCGTGTTACCTTGATGGGAAAGATCATTCGTATGATCAACCGGAGAACAGTAGGGACAAACCCGTTCTCACAGTATGCGCTGATAAGGAATTTTGGTGTGCTAGTTGGCATGTAAGCCAAGCGATACACTTCAAAACCTTAATTAAGACGGATGGTGATAAATTCCGTCTTAATGTGCATGGAGACGGGTTGATTGCACACATGGTTAAAACCGGTGCAGAGTTCCACATGAAGGATGAAGCACCTTTGATAGAGGACTAAATCATGGCTGCTAGTGCTTGGACCTTTTACGACTCCTTCCGTAGATATATGGCTGATGGGCAAATCGACCTTGATGCCGATGAATTTTTAATGGGGCTTTTTCAAAGCACCTCAAACGCTGACACCATCACTTTATCAGTTATTGGCTCTCTTACCAATGAAGTCGCTAATGGCAGTGGTTATCTTACTGGTGGGAAGACCCTTACTGGTATCACTTGGTCTGCTGGTGCTGCTGAAAGTGTTTTGAGATTTGATGTTACTAATCCTATTTGGACTGCAACTGGTGGCAATATTGCCAACATTCGTTATGCAGTGATTTATAGGAATGGAGCTTCCGCTGGTATTGATAAGATGGTCTGTAAGGCCGCTTTGACCACTGCTCAATTCACTTTGAATAGTGGCAATACCCTGACGGTCACAATTAACTCTTCAGGCGTTTTTGAACTGAGTTAATATCTTCTTCCTGAGAAGAAAGTCATAGGAATAGTGTCTTAAATCATTGTCCATAGTGTTTTAAACACCTATGAAATTTTATGATGAGGGTTTTTAAACAGGAAGGAATATTCTCATGCCTCTGAATAAGAGAACCCGAGCAATCCTAAAAGAAGAATTGGCCCTTCCTAAATATCCCCCCATGACCACCCCCGATATCTTAGCCGATCTCCTTCTTAACATCGGGGGACAGGCAGAATCAATAAATGGAGGAGAACTATACGACGCCATTGATAGAACCGAAGCTAGGGCACTTACCGCTGACGGAAAAGTAGACCTTCAAGAAATCCTAGCGGTCTCTGGTCAGATAAACATTACCGCTGGAAGCAAAGTAAGAACTCTTTTAATGGGACTCTTCCCCTCAGGAACAACTTTCACCGCTCTCCAAGCTTTAGTTCAAATAGATCAAACCCGACTCCAGCAATTAGGCATCCCCGAACCCACTCTTCATCAAATAGATGTTGCGATGGGTCGTTATGTTGAACCATAGGAAATAGATGATATGACAGTAACCCGTGGAACCCCAACAGCCCTTGCAAACATTTCGAGGCTTCATTCCGATGCGGACGGAGTAGCTACGGCCTTCGGTGAAGTGCAACTTGCTGACGAACATGCTGTTAATATCTGGATGATAATTCCGATCAACAGTTCGGCCACGGCTGGAACTTATGACATTTATCTCCTCGAAAGTACAGATGGTGCTGCGTGGACCGATGGCATCGACCCGGCATCGGACGCCGATTACATTGATTATCTAAAAGACGCAAAACTTATACATTCGGCGTCAACTATTTATGACAATAGTCCGACCGGCTCACGAACGGACGTTGAGTTTCATTGGACCGGGCAAATTGCAGAAATAGCCGAATATATTGGGTTCGTTGTTGTTAACAACTCCGGTCAATCTATATCGGCTTCTGGTGCCGATGGTGATAGTGTCGCCGTCACTTTCTCATAAGGTTTTCTATGTCTACTCGTAGCTTTAAATTCACAAGACCGGAACCTTGGGTTCCTGATGTAAGTCGGATTGACCCCTTCTGGCGAAACGCATTTAAACACGCGGTGTTTCTCCAGCCGTCCTGGCCTTATGTGGTTCGGGAAAATTCTGGGCAAACTAAATCAAGCCCAATTCTTCAAGATTTGATTACACTAGAGCCAGCACATCAAGGCTCAGGGCATTTAAAAGACTGGGGCAGAGGTTCGCACGGCATTGCAATCAACAACGAGCAAGATATCAATAAAATCGCTGAATACACGCATAATGCACTTTGGGATTTAGACGGCGACGTTGAGTTTACTATTCTTATTGCCTTGGATTTTGTCAGCAATACTGGGAACGGTGGGGGGTTTATTTCTCACCGTACAGACTCCAGCACTGGCGCAGGATATTGGGCATGGAGTGAGGGCGGCGGCACCGATACAGCTATGAAGTTCGAATTCCAACATTCGAGTGGGATTACAAGTCAACAGTGGGCGTCAACCTTCCCCGCAGTCGGATATAATGCTTGGATGCTCACTCGAAAGGCTGGTGGCACTTTCGAAATGTGGGTGAACGGAGTAAGCGCAGGAACAAAATCAGGGGCAACGCAGGATCTATTAGGCGGATCGCACGAATTGAACATCATGGCGGCTGGTTCACAGCAATTTGTGGGCAACTTCTACATGGCGGCGATATTAAAAGATATCACACTTGAAACTATCCACGCTGAACAATTCTATCGTGATCCATTCGGTCTGGTTCGCCCTCAAATAGCCCCCTACCCGTTCCCGTGGCAGAGAGAGGGTTTTGCCGGTCCTGCGGGGGGACTTATAACCAGTCTAGCGGGAGCCGGAGGATTAGCGGGAATGGGTGGCCTTGCTGGTAGGGGTGGAGGAATAGCGGGTTAATGGAAAAGGTTAGAAAGATATGAGTGGCGATTATCAACTTGAAGATACGGTTTATCTCCCCTTCACCACTAGAGCTTTTGCCACGGGAATTCCCACGGCTCTTGCGAGTGGGGCGGTTGAGATTTATGAAGATTCGGGGATAACACAAATCACCGCCGCTGAAACTCTTACAGTCTCTCTTGATACCATTGCTGGATTTAATATGGTTGCCGTTGCGGCAACTGCCGCTAATGGTTTTGAAGTCGGGAAATCCTACACTTGTATTCTCTCCGCTGGAACCGTAGATAGCGTCTCCGTTATCGGGGAGGTTGTCGGACACTTTACAATAGATATGTCCGCTGCGGCTTTAGATCTCGCGAATGGAACGGATGGCCTAGGAGCTTTAAGAACCCTCCTTCTTGATATCCCCACCGTTTCCGAATTCAATGCCAGAACTCTAGTAGCGGCAAGTTACTTTGATCCCACTACCGACACCGTTGCTACTGTTACCAATCTCACCGGGCATATAGCACAAACTGGGGATACTTATGCTCTTGCAAATGGGGCAACTGGATTCGCTGCAATAGATACCGTCGTAGATGCCATCCTCGCAATGCTTGATGATCCTAGAGGTGAGCCCGCACAAGGAGCGCCGGGGGTAAGTGTTGATCTCGCAACCAAGATTGATTTTATTTATAAACTCCTTCGAAATAAGAAAGATCAGGACGGGGTCC